CAATCTTTCCAGAGCCACCACCATTGGCAACCAATGTTTGCAAGGCAACACCTTCAGAATAGTAAGCAACAATAGTGGCATTTGCACCATATTCAGCTATTCCATATTCTGAAACACCTTGTGCTGGAATCAAGACGTTCTCAGACAAGTAGTTTGTCAGGAAGTCATATCCCCACTTAATCGTCACATACTGGTTACTGCCACCAATAATCACAACAGAAATCTTCTTGATGATTGATGTTCTTGATACGTTTCCAAGGTCGGCATGGTTTGTGTAATACGCCATACGATAAGGCGATGTATTGTCCTTATACCCTGCGTATTGAGCAACGTAACCAGTCTTCCCAATCAGAACGTCACCATTGCGCTTAGACAAAAAAGACTTAGGAAGTATGGAGTCCCATGTCGTTGCACGGTAAGAACCATCTTGCAATGGAACTTTTGTGTCAAAGCAATAGACTTGTTGATTGACAGGTAAAGACAATAAGTAAAACGCTTCTTTTTCTGAATGGACAGACTTGATGTTTGCCAATGTCTCGCTATTGACCTTCTGAGTCAGATCATCACGAACATTCTTAGATAAGTCCCGCTCTGGCGCAGACTTCTCTTGAATAGTCCTCATCAATGAACGAACACCACCATTTGACAAAAACACAACATCACTACTAGTGGTCTGAATGCTATCCCTAGCAATGCAACCAATACTCTCAACAGTGTCACTCAATGACATGGTTGATGGGCTAGTTGCATCCTTATAAACCAAGATTTGACGCTTGCCAAAGATGAACAAGAAGCCGTTATGAGCCGCCAAACCAGTGACTTCATCAGCGCCATTAGGCCAAACATTGTTGACATTCAGACTGCCAGAACTACCTGTTGCCCACACATGACCAGCAATCAAGTCACTGTAGTAAACAGTAGCATTGTTAGAGGTGGTGTTAGCAGCCCACAAACGACCATAAGCAGAAATGCAGATGTTGGCGTTAGGAACTGTAGCCACATAACCAGTCTTCTCTGAAACACGGCGATAAGTGGTTGTAGATACAGCAGGGTCAAATATCAGTGGGTCATGCCCTGATTGGAAGAAGTAGGTTATTCCATTCAAAGAAGCACATTGCCAGTTACTAGCCGTAATGGTAGGAGCAGACCCCCCTCCCCCATAGGTCAACTCAACAACAGCATTAGAGCCATCAAGTTTGAACAACTTGTTGTTGCCAGCAAACAATACAGTCAAAGTGCCATCAGCTTGCACCAATTCGTGCATCACAGTCACATCATTTGAGCCAAGGTTGCCAGTAGATGAATTGAGTGGAGTCCACCCTTTACGAGAGCCAACACGACCATACTGGTCAATAATGCAGTTAGTGGCAATCAAAGCAAAGCCAGAAGACAAATCCAATGGACTATCTTGTGTATTCAACCCATAAAAACCTGGGGCTGAAATGCTTGCTATTTCAAGTCCTGTTGCCATTACACCGCCAAAAATTCTTGATTTTCAGGATAACGAGTGCCTTCCAAAGCAATGTAATCAGACAACATTGTTTTGTACAGGGCATAAGCCTCAGATGAATTCATGCCACCATCTTCACCACGCTCAACCAAAGCACGAGCATAAGCATTCTGAGATACCAAGGTGTCAGGAACTTTGATAACAGTAGAGTCACTAGACAATGTTGACTGTGGCACTGTCAAGCTGAATGGGATGCTGTAAACGCCATCAGGACGAGGATACAGAGTTACCTTGGTGTCATAGCTACCATCTACACCATCAAAGGCGTAATAGGCGGGAATTCCATTAACAGGAGTAGAGAAGTTCTGATAACGATTCATCGTAGCAAAGTCCACATTTCTCATGCGGAGATTGCTAGTTACATTCAGTACATCAAGCACTTGGAACTTCTGACCAGCGCCAGTTAAAGCATAAGAGTATGTGCCTGATGTTGTAGATAGGGTAATGGTAGTGCCAAGCACATTCCATGCAAAAGCATCTTCAACTTGACGTTTTGCATCATTGACAAACTTGCCAATCAAAGATGAATAAGATGTTTGGGTAACGGTTGAAACTGTTGTTTCACGCAACCTTACAAGGACATCATTAACAAGTTCTAGGTATGTCATCTGCTTTTTGCCTTTGCTTTGTTCCTTGCGGATATAGCTTGAGCTTTTGCCTTTGCGTCAGCTTTGGAGTTAGCACCCCAAGCCTTTAGCGAAAGAAGCAGTCTTGTCGGTTCACCTTTCTTGTCGTATTCAGGGCCATCATTGCCACTCATACGAGCCAAAAAGCTTGCTCTGCGGGGGTTGTCCCCTGATTTCACTGGTGCTTTCAGATTGCCACCAGTTTCTGCATTATAAGACGATCTTCCCTTGGCATTCAAGCCGCCTTTTGGATTTTGACCAGCTTTTGTTTGCCAAGTTGGAGATTTCATTTACTTCACCTTTTTAGGCTTCTTTGCGGTCTTTGCCGCTTGTTTGAAGTCAGCAGCAGTAGGTGCGGCTTTAGACCCTACCTTATTCATCTTTTCGCCAGAACCAGCCTTGATTCGGGCTTGTTTGGCATGAATATTTCCATAAAGTGAGTTTTTCATTTCATCTTCTTTTTGGGTTTGGCTTTACCAGCTTCACTCAAAGCAATTGCAATCGCCTGTTTCTGAGACTTGACAACAGGGCCACCCTTACCAGAGTGCAATTCCCCTTTGCCGTACTCGGTCATTACCTTGCTAATCTTCTTTTGAGCCTTGGTTTTCATACTAACTCCGTTACAGAAACTGTTGATGAAGTGACAGTAGCATCCTTGATAAATGCAATCTTTTGTCCAGGGGTTACCTTAATAATCTCAATTGAGTTATTGGGTATCATGGGCGAGGTTGTCAGGTTTGCGGTTGGGGCAGTGCCAATTTGATAGTGGCTATGACCCAAAGAGCAAGCAATACGAACCATAGTGGTATTAGCGCCAAAAGCTGTAGACGCAACACTTGAGTTAGTTACTGAGAAAACTTGGGTTGTGCCAATGGCGGGAACACCATAAGCAACTTGATTAGGGTCGAGTTGGAAAGTAGACATTATTTACCTCTTGAAGATTTTTTCATCATGTTTGTAGCGGTACGAGCACCACGCATAGGCATAGCTTTCTTTGGCTTGCCAACAGCAATCATGACAGTTACAGGAACACCCTTTTTAGGGGTTTTGGGAGACTTAGGAGAAGTTTTCATATCAATCCTTTTTAATTGCACCACCAGATTTCCACGCATCACAAGTCCTAGCCGCAGCACAAGTGAAGTGGAATAACTCACAGAACCCTAGATCAGCCGCATCAATGAACTGTTGATCGTAGTCAAGCTCATTGGGTGAGCTTTTACCCTTTTCCAGTCCACCTTTGATGCACTCCATCATCTTAGGAGTCTGAATAAAAGCCGCACAATTACCACAGCGCATTGTTTTTACAACATCTGTGGGTGCGTTGTACATCTTGGCTTTTGTTATCCAAAATGCAGTATTTGTCTCGTCTGGATTAGGAGGGCCATAACCAAACTTCTTGAAAGCATTATTTCGGTTCTTGAGGTTTAACTCAACATCCTGAGTAGGAAGTGGGCAAACCTGACCTGATAACAAGCCTTCTTTCATTTCCAAATCCGATCAATGATGAAGGTAACCAAACCACCACCAAATGATGCTAATGACATTCCAACCCAAAGACCACCTTTAGACTTGTTCGCCATTTCCAAAAGCGTTTTGACATCTGTACTCAGAATGTGCATCTCTTTTTGTAGAGCCTCGACTTGAGCCTCTAACTTGCCAAAATCTCTTGCGTCAATATCAGACATTTGCAACCTTTCGGGGTCTACCCAGACGTTTGATTGTTGGAATAACAGGCGCAAATGCGGTATCTGTACGCACAGAATTATCAGATTCTATGGTTATTTCTGGTTCGTCTACCCTTATATAACCCTGATGACCTTCCATAGAGTCAATGTCATGTTGCAAGGTAAAAGTCACGGTGTTACCCGACTGAAGACAGCGAAAAGTAGCCATAAAACCCCTCAAATGAGAAAGGGGGGACAAGCCCCCCGATCTTTAAGTTATAGGTCGAACAATAACCAACTCAACTGTCGTTGATGCTAAATCAACAGCAGCGCCAGTTAAGTTATTAGTTGCAATTGTTACAGTGTTAGCGGCTGAAACATAAGCACGACGAACAAGGCCAGCTTCGCTGACATTAACCGACATACCAAGTACCATATCGCCCAAAAGAACGCCTGGAACAGTGACTGTATCAGTCGCCGCACCCGCCGCACCAGTTGCCACTGATGCAGAGTCCAACGTGGCAGTTACAGACCAAGTATCTGTAAACAAACCACGAAATTGATCGTTTCCACGGCGGGAAACTACTGCTGTTGCTGCTGCCATTTTAATTCTCCTAATTAAGTTTAAAAAGTTCCCCCACCACTAAGGTAGGGGAATCAATTGCAATTAGGCTGGAACTGCCAAAGCAAACATGGAAGAAGACTTAGCAGCGCCAACAGAAGCGGCGCTACGCAAGGCGGCAACACCGTACAAAGTGTCAGAAGTAAACAGAGTAGCCAAATACTCTTGTTTGTACTGAACTTGTGAACGAACGCCAACTTGCTCAACCAGAACCATAGCGTCTTTGTGGCCCATCAAGCACACACGGGCAGCACCAGAACCAGAAGTGGTGTCAGCATTGCTGGAAGTGAACACAGGGATGCCATACAAATTGCCGATTTCGCCTGTGCGGATAGCATCGCCAGTACCAACAAATGCTTGTTCGGTGTAACGAGCCAAACCCATCAGGGTGTTACGGCTTGATGGAGGAATCAGGAAGAAACGATTGTCCATAGGAGTATCGTTGTCATCCAAACGCTGAATAGTGCGGCGAATAGCGGCATCAGTCAAAGCAGACTCATTGTTGCTTGCGGCAACATAAGCTGTTGTACCGTCACCACCAACGTAAGCGGCAGCATAAGCGGCTGCACCAGCAGTACCACCATTGGCAGAACGGCCCAACTGCACCAAGTCAGTATCAACTTGACGAGCCAAAGCGTAACCAGCATCAGAAGTGTAGAACTGACGCATAGAGTTCAGTGCTTGGGCTTCCACGATGTCTTCGATCAAGCGGCTATATTCATAGTGCTTGTTGATAGACACTTGGACTTCAGACTCAGTAGCGGCAATCAAAGTGACTGCTGTCTCAGCGGCTTTAGCAGAAGCAGAACCACGAGTAGGTGCAGGAATGTGAATGGTGTCACCTTTCTTGCCCTTGAAGTTCATCTTCATAACAAGGTTAGCAAGAACCAAGTTTTTCTTGTAAGCCGCTACGATTTCATCTGACCAAATTTCTGGGATGAAATTAGCTGCGGTAGTGGTGGTCACCGAATTGGTGGGGGAAAATGATGTTGCCATGTTGTCTCTCCAATAAAATCAAAAGTTAAGTTATTTGACCCTACCCTCGGCGTATGCTTGCATGATCTCGTCACTCAAAGCATCGTACCGATTAGGGTCTTGCATCTTCAGCCGAATAAGGTCAGCCCTTCGATAGACTCGTTTTCCTGATTCACCAGTACCACCACTATCTACAGATGCGGCTTTCAGATTAGTCTTACGCTGAGTTTCCCCTGCGTCACTTGTCTGTTTAGCCTTAACACCCTTCAATTGCTTGTAGGTACTGAGCAGTTCGTTAGCACTGTCATAATCATATTCACCATCAGCTTTAGCGTACAAACCAAGGCGAATAGGAGAAGATTTCACCCAATTCACAAAGTCTGTATCTTGAACAATCTGACCAAAATCAGGGTGTTCACTAGAAAGCTTTTGCTGAATCTGCATCTTTTTGAACTCTAGAGCCGCTTGGCGACCTGCAAGAACATCAGGATGGTTATCAACAGTCTTGCGAACAGCCGCCTGTGGATTCTCAAAAAAATCTACTTCTGGCTCGTCCTCTTTAACAAGTTGGGGTTTACCCGCAAGGTTTTGCTTAATGAGTTCATCCGCTAATTTGCGTACTTCCCCCACTTCTTGAGCCTGCTTGCCAATCAGCTTTTCTGCCTCTTGGTGCATCTTGATAATGTCTGACAATTCTTTGCCCCGATACTTGTCGGGAATGTCATTGCTATCTTGCTCAATTGTGGAGTTAAGTTGTTGCTTTTCAACGACTTCTAACTCACCTTGCATCTCGTCTGGGTTATCAATCAACATTGTTTTTCCTTTTTCCTGCCACTTTTGGGTTCTAGGAGACACAACGGCATAAATGCTTATGTTGTGGTTTTGCGTTCAGCCGCTAACTTTTCACGGTGTTTTCGGTCAAATTTATTTGCCGAGCTAGGGAAACTCCCCGACCACCCTTCCAAGTTAATGCTTGGCGCAGAGATGATGCGGTTGGCTATGCCACCGCACTCACACTGAACAGACTGTAACTCATAATTACAATACCGTTCAATTTTGTGTCCGTTTTCACAGACAAAATCATACATTCTTTTCATTCAATTCCTCGTAGGCTCGTTCGCTGACCTCTTTCAAGGTTTTCAGCCAAGTCAAGATGGAAAGTTCACCTTTTTTGAACATTAAGGTCTTTTCATCAGGAATCACGCTTATATTATTCAAGGACTCTATCATATTGTCAATATCTATAGTTAAGTCCTTCCACCCCTCCATAGACATCATGGAAAAGCGTTCTTCATAATACTTTTGTAGTTCTGGGGTCATGCTTCTTCACTTTGTTCTGGAATGACAGGTTCAACCCAATTTTCACCGTCCCAAGACCAGCCAATGCCAATATGGTCAGGGGCTGGAATACAGACAATGCCTTCTGGCGGTTGCCATCTATTCAAGTCGCCATCCCACAAACTGACGTTTTCAACAATGCCATCACGAATCATTGCATATCGTATTACCATGAAATCACCACTACCTTTCCTGCGCCACCTGCACCACCTGCACCACCAGTGGCAGTTCCAGCACCACCACCACCTCCGCCACCACTTGGAAATCCACCATTGCCTCCAGCAGAGCCAGTTCCAGCATTATTAGCCGCACCACCAGCACCGCCACCACCAGCTTTGGTTGAGTCACCATCTGCACCGTTAGCTGATGCTGTACCTGTGTTTATTGCCGCTGATGTTGCACCACCACCTCCCGTAGTAGCCGCACCGCCAGTTAAACCTCCCCGACCACCTGCATAAGCTGTATTGGCAACTCCAGCAGAAATGCCACCACCTCCGCCTCCGCCACCACCTGAAAAATAGGAAGACCCCCCCTCTTGCGCATTCCCCCCAGCACCGCCACCAGCACCGCCGCCGCCTCCTAAATAGCTACTACCGCCATTAGCAGCACTACCACCACCGCCGCCGCCTCTGTAGTCAGGAGATGAAACGCCTGCCGATACGTTAAGTGTTGCACAGTTACCGCCACTTGTGCCAGTGCCTATAGTTGCTGATGCTCCTGCCCCGCCTCCTCCTGCACCACCACCGCCTCCACCACCAGCAGTTGAGTTAACTCCCCCTCCACCGCCACCGTAAGCAACTAAGAAATCACCAAATCTAGAATCAAACCCTCGACTACCAATAGTCCCCGCAGCAGTTGAGCCGCCATTTCCCCCCGGCTTTGAAGCGGCAACAGTAACGCCAACAGCAGGAGTTAATTCAGCAGTCAGAAACTGCATTTGTATCCGCAATCCACCACCCCCTGCTCCGCCCCCTGCTCTAGCAAGGTCAACTAAATTTCCTGTGCCACCAGCACCAGAACCACCTCCACCAAAACAATCAACAAGCGTGTATGTTGCGCCTTTAGGGGCTGTCCATGTACCGTTAGACGTAAACACTTGAATGTCAGTTACAGCAGTTGGAGCAATCAGAATATTGCCATTGGAATCAATAATTGACCAACCCCTTGTGTCAGTAAACTGCAATGTGCAGTTGGGGGCAAGCGCCATTGAAGACACATAGTTGTAAGTAGTTCCATTGTCATTCAACCGAACCGTCACGTTGACAAAATCTGTGTCTTTGTTGGCAATAGAAATGAAATTGACTTTTCTTTGCGTAGACGATGCTGGCGTAGAAAGGATGTCCACAGCAGTTGTGCTGTTTGTTGTTGAGAGTTGAATTGCTGGAGTTGTCGTTGTTGAAGTAAATTCAACGTAATCAACAGTAACAGGCAATTGATTGGCAGAAACTGCCGCACTAAGCAAGATTTGAAGTTTTCGGGTTGTTGTGTCAAGTATCATATTTTTACCAACAGTAGACTACTACACGACCAGCCGCACCATTGCCGCCAGCACCCGCATTTGGCGAAGTTGCATCAGTTGCAGAACCACCGCCACCACCACCGCCTCCGGGGAAGCCGCCTGCGCCACCAACGCCACCTGCACCAGAAGCATTTGCTCCACCACCTCCGCCGCCTGTACCACAAGCTATAGATGAACCTGTTGTTCCAGCAGTTCCTGCCGCACCTGTTGCCGCTCCACCAGCACCACCACCACCATCAGCAGTTGCAGAGCCCCCAGTAGAACCGCCTGCTCCACCAGCAGTTGCGGCATTGGCGGCAGATATTCCACCACCTCCACCACCGCCTGCGGCAGAATAATATGAACTGCCGCCAGTGTTTCCTGCTACCGTAGATGTAGCGCCACCTCCACCACCTCCACCACCCAAATAACTTGAGTTTCCTGCAACAGTTGTAGTACCACCAGCAACTCCTGAACCACCAATATTTGTAGCGTATAAAGTTGATGCGGCGCTTGCCACAAAAGCAGAACCTCCAGTTCCTTGTACGTTAAGTGCTCCTGATGTTCCAGCCGATGTTCCACCAGCACCTCCTCCTCCGCCACCTCCAGTACCGCTACCTACTGCGCCGCCCCCACCGCCACCACCATATCCATAAAGAATTGCGCCAAATGAAGAATTGTTACCTTGTGTTCCATTAGTTCCACTTACATTGTTTCCACCTGCGCCACCAGTAGCGGTACTGCCAACAGTTACGGCAACAGTTCCAGATAAATCAGAAATTAAATAAGTTGAAGTTAATCTATTACCACCGCCACCGCCTCCACCACCTGATCGGACAGTTCCGGCTGCTCTTCCATTTCCACCGCCTCCACCACCACCGCCACCAGTTACTTCAACATAAGCAACTGAGCAATAAGATGGTTTAGTCCATGTACCGTTGGAAGTAAAGATTTGCACATCCGAATATGCAGAGCCTTGGGCAGACAGAATCTGACCGGCAGAATTGATTACAAACCAGCCTCTTGTATCTGTAAATTGAAGTGTTGAGCCAACAGCAATAACCGTTGATTTAGCAACAGCATAAATTACAGAGTTGTCATTGATTTGAATAGTTACTGTTATTGGTGCGGTGTCTTTGTTAGCAACAGTAATGCTGTTGATTTTGTATTGTGTGCTTGCTGATGGAGCAGAAAGAATTGTGACCGCAGTCGTTGAGTTTGTTGTACTCAGTTGAACAGATGGTGTAGTTGCGCTTGAAGTAAAAGCAACATAGTCAACAGTGACAGGAGACTGGTTAGCCGCTACTGCCGAGCCAAGTAAGATTTCAAGTGATTGTGTTGTACTGTTTAATATCATTACCAACCCCAAACTCTAACTTGACCTGCCGCGCCCTTACCGCCTGCGCCGCCTGTTGAAGTACCTGCGCCTCCACCGCCGCCTCCGCCTGATGGAAATCCGCCATCACCACCTTGACCACCTGTTGATGTGGCGTTGGAACCGCCACCAGCACCACCGCCACCAGCCCATCCAGCAGTTGCCAAGCCTTGAGCGCCTTGTCCGCCACCAGCAATACCTCCTGTTGCTCCGCCACCAGTAGAAATTGCTCCTAATGCTCCATTAGTACCACCTGCACCACCAGCAGATTGAGCATTTGCGGCAGTTAAACCTGCACCTGATGCACCTCCACCGCTACTAAACCATGAACCATAAGAATTAACTCCAACAGTACCAGTTGTTGATGAACCTGCACCTGCACCACCGCCCAAAAATGAAGGTAATCCAGTTCCTCCAGAACTAGAACCAGCACCTCGACTATCAGAAAAAGCACTATTACCAGCAGATGCCGCAAATGCACTTCCTCCTGTTGCGTTACTTGCCGATGTAGCTGAAGAACCAACCGAAGTACCTCCTCCACCTGCTCCACCCGCACCACCAGACGCTGTATTACCACCTGCGCCGCCGCCACCAGCATAACCGTACAACAAAGTTCCAAAAGATGAATTATTTCCTACAGAACCATTGCCACCTACGGCATTAACACCGCCACTAGCAGAAGCTGTTTGTCCTCCAACCGTTACAGTAACAGTTGCAGGTAAATCTTTTGCAAGGAATAACTGACGTTTTCTTATTCCGCCACCTCCGCCACCTCCGCCTTGGCGAACACTTCCAGAAACGCCACCTTGACCACCACCGCCACCACCGCCACCAGCAGAGACTTCAACAAGGAAAAAACGGCAATTCCCAGGCTTATACCAAGTACCGTTGGCATTGAAATCTTGCACCCAACCACTACGCAATTCAGCAATACTACCTGTTGTGCCAACTAATCCCCAACCATTTTGGTCTGTGTATTGAAGTGTTTGGCCTCTTGGGACAACAATAGACTTGATGACTTCGTACTTTGTGCCAGATACATTGAACTGCACAGTCACTGAAATACTGGCTGTATCGGCGTTGTTAATTGTAATGTTGTTGACTTTGCGCTGATAGCCTGATGCTGGCGCAGATAAAGCAGTGACAACCGTTGTTGAATTGGTTGTTGTTGCGTTTAAAGCTGGTGTTGTTGTAGTTGATGAAAACTCAACGTAGTCCACAGTTACAGAAGACTGATTGGTGGCAACAGCAGCACCAAGAACAACTTCAATTGTTTGTGATGAAGTAATAATCATAGACGCAGACTCACCAGTTTTAATGCTTGTGCTTGGGTTAAACCACCTCCACCACCCCCAGCCGCAGCCCATGCCAATCCACTTGCCTGAGTTGAATCGGCGGTAAGGACGTATGTGTCAGTACCTACAGGCAATCTTACGTTGTCTGTTCCATCAGAAACAATCAAGTCGCCTTTTGTTGTTGTTGGCGATAACGCATCAAATGCGGCAGTCTTTGCAGTTTGTCCTGTGCCACCTTGTCCAATTGTTACAGCAGCATTGGTTGTGAGAATCGTAGTTGTAGCATCAGGTAATGTGTATGTTTTTTCTGCCGTAGTTGCACCAGAAAACTTGGTAAATCCATTACCAGTACCACCATAGGTAGACGCAATAATTTGAGTTAGTGCAGCAGAACCATCAAAATTGTTGCCATAGATTGCTCTTGACGTAGTAAGTGTTGCGGCTGATCCTGTTGTACTTTGATTTAGTGTAGGAACATCTCCAGCAACAATCGTAGCAAGAACTGTGTTTGTTCCATCAGAACGTAAATATTTTCCAGATGATTGTGTCCCTGCTAATGCTGTTAATGCTGCCGCTTGTGTAGTTTGACCTGTACCACCATTAGCAATCGCAACAACACCTGTCACATTGGATGCAGTGCCAGTAGTATTTTGATTAAATGTTGGAAAAGAAGTTAAATTTGCCGCAGAACCATTAGGAGCAAGTACATCTGTTCCAATAACCAATCCTAAACTTGTTCTAGCTGTTGCCGCAACCAAGTCAGTAGAACCACCATCCCATTTGAGTCGATCTGTGTAAGCAGTGTTCCAATTAGCCTGACTTGAATTTGTAGGGATTGAATATCCTGATGCGTAAGTAATAGCCAATGTGCCAAATGTGGTAATTGGAGAGCCACTAATACTTAAACCAGTAGGCACACTAGCCGCAACACTTGTAACCGTGCCACTACCACCGCCTCCACCACCACCTGCTACCCACGACAGATTAGTACCATCAGTACCTAAAACTTTGCCAGAATTACCTGTTTGGCTAGGCAATACAGTACCCGCACCACCAGAAGTAACTAGCTTGATCTTTTCTTGCAACTCAGGTGCAACAACCTCACCAACATTGATCTCTTGACCTGTAGACAAGGTAATAATCAATGAACCATCAAAGTCAATCTTGGCATCAGAAACGCTTACGCCATCTTGACCATCTTGACCATCACGACCATTGATGCCATCACGACCATCTTTACCATCAAGGCCATTCTTACCATCTAAACCACGCTCGCCCTTGTCACCCTTGTCGCCCTTTTCAGGAACAATAGACTTGGCGATCTCAAGTTGGCTTTCAACCTTGCGTTCCATCACTTTGATGGCTTCAACAATCAAATCAACATTGTCTTGAACC